GAAGAACCTATGATGTCAGAACCAAAAGAAACTTATGGTTATATGACAGATTCTATCTATAGTGAATCTAAAGTGGAAAAAGTACTTTCTAAATATTTTGATATTAAACCAAGTGAAAAAACTATTTTAGAAAATAAAAAGAAGAAACAATTTTTGAAAGAAAAAATTAACAAAATTGAAACAAAGAATGAAATTCACAGATTAAGTGAAACAAAAAATCAAAGATTAAGTGCTTTTTATTTGTTGGAAGAAAATACAAACGCAAAAATCATTGGTTTAACAAATAAGAAAAATTTAGTTTTTACGATTAACGGTAAACAAGTAAAAGTAACACCAAACGGAGATATTATATGAGATTGATTTATATAAATGAATTAGGTCCAAATTATAAAGGTGATAATATGTATGAATTCATTTTTTCTGATTTGGATGATGTGTGGGGTGAGGATTGGGATTCAGAACCCGCATCTGGTAAACCACAACCACCAGAAATACAATTTATCAAAAAAGTTGGAACACTTAAAAATTCATTTATTGAATTAGTTTTAATACAAAACTCAGATTATTTTGGTGTGTATGATTCTGTTGATGGTGTGATTGCTCTTGGATGGGAAAAATCAGATAGTGATGAAATATTAATTAAAAAGAAAAAAAGGCTTGTTTTTAATTTTGGTGAAACCGACAAAGAAATTGAAAATAAATTATATGAACGAGATATCGTATTAAAATGGGAAAAAAATTTAGTTAGTGATGAAACATATGAATAATAAATTAGCAAAACTTTTACACGAAGGGTTTTCTATTAATACTTTAGAAAAATTGGATTCTAAACAATTATCTGTTTTATATAACAAAGTTATGGAACAGTCAATACCTAATGTAAAAAAAGGTGGTCCAGACGAGGCAAAATTGAAATCTGCTGGTAAAACTTTTATTACTTATGAGGAAGAACTTGGTGAGGAGGAAGTAACTGAAAAATCGGTATCTAAACAACAACAAAAAATTATGGGTTTAGCACTTTCAGTAAAAAGAGGTGACACACCTAAATCTAAAGTTTCAAAAAAGGTGCAAGATATGGCAAAAAAAATGTCAGAAAAAGATTTAGAAGATTTTGCATCAACCAAACATAAAGGTTTACCAAAAAAGAAAACAGAAACTAACGAAGTAAAAAAACTTGAGGAAGGAATTCTTAAACTTTTAGAAAAACATTTACCTCCACATACGACTAAAGGTGAGTTAATTAAAATGATTAAAAGAAAAAACTAAATGAATGGCGTTATCGAAAGAACAAGCACTATTAGAATATGCGAAATGCGTCAGAGATACACCTTACGCACTAAAAACATATTTACAAACTTACGATAACACACAATCAAAATATGTTCCGTTAGAACTTTTTAACGACCAAGTAACTTTAGTTAAAGATTATGATGAGTGTGAAGAAAATATCGCACTTAAATATCGACAAGCGGGAGTATCTACTGTAACATCTGCTTGGGCATCTAAAAGATTGGTATTTGCCCGTAAAGAAAAACCCGAAAAAATCCTAATAATCGCAAACAAACTTGATACTGCCGTCGAAATGGCAAATAAAGTAAGGGCATTTGTTGATCAGTGGCCGAAATGGTTAGGAGTGACATTTTCAAATGAAAAAAATTCACAAAGACATTTTAAATTAACAAACGGGTGTGAGGTTAAGGCAGTTGCAACATCCAAAGATGCACTTCGTGGATATACACCAACAATTCTAATTTTTGATGAAGCCGCTTATATTGACGCTGATGAGGATTTTTGGTCGGCGTGTATGGCATCCCTCTCAACGGGAGGTAAAGTTATTGTAATATCAACACCTAACGGATTCGATCCTATATATTATTCGATTTATAGTCAGGCAATAAAAGGAATGAATGACTTTAGAATCACTGAAATGTATTGGTTTAGAGATCCAAGGTATTCTAAAGATTTAAAACTTATAAAATGTGATGATATTGTCCATTATATGTTAAATCGTTCTGATTATAAAGATGATGAAATAACAATTGACTATAGTAATATCAAAGTTTCAGATAGAAATTTTCAAGAGATAAAAGAAAAGGTTGAAAACGGGTACAAAGCGTATAGTTCTTGGTTTGAAGCTATGGCAAAAAAACTAAAGTTTGATAAAAGAAAAATTTCACAGGAATTAGAATGTAACTTTCTTGGTTCAGGGGATAACGTAATACCACCTGAAACAATGAAAAAAATTAAAGAGAACCATATTAGAGAACCTGAAAATAAATTTATGGGTGGTGTTCTTTGGCAATGGAAAGAACCAGTACAAGGGCACAGATATATACTTGGTATGGACGTTTCAAGAGGAGACAGTGAAGATTTTACGACATTTATTATCATCGATTTTGAGGAAAGAGAACAAGTTTTAGAATACATAGCAAAAGTACCACCTGATGTTGTTGCAGAAATTGCTTATAAATGGGGGACGATGTATAACGCACTTATTGTTACTGATATTACAGGCGGAATGGGTGTTGCAACTTCAAGAAAACTACAAGAACTTGGATATAAAAATTTATATGTTGATGGGGTTAATCCTGCGGATAAATGGAAGTGGAATCCTAAAGCACAAGAAAAAATACCAGGAATTAACTTTAACAGTAAAAGGGTACAAATAGTAGCATCTTTTGAGGAGGCATTAAGACATAACTTTAGCGTAAAGTCCCAAAGGTTGTTTAATGAATTAAACACATTTGTGTACATTAATGGTAGACCTGATCACCAAAAGGGACAACACGATGATTTAATTATGGCACTTGCTATGGCAATTTATGTTGCTGAAACATCATTTGCACAGTTAGAAAAGGTTACAGAACAAACAAAAGCAATGTTAGAATCTTGGCAAGTTGAAACAAAAGTTCATGCCGATCCGACAAGAAGTTTTAATCCCGGAATACCTGTAGATGTTTATGGGTTAAATAATTACCCTAAAAGTGGACCGACTAAAAGTGACTATGAAAACTATTTATGGTTATTCGGTAGTAAAAGGGTTTAGTTTATAGACAAACCTATTTAATTTTTAATAAAAAAATATAACAATGGCACAAGATAAATATACAATATGGCAAAGGTTGAGTAAAGCATTTGGACCGAGTGCAACTTTAGATCAACAATCCCCCGTATTCAAATTCGATAAAAAAGAATTACTTAAAACTACAGACAAAAAAGAGTATGAAGTTGAAAAACTTCAAGCACAACAAACTGTATATTTGGGTAAACAATGGCAAAAAGTTGAATCCAACTTATATCAACAAGCGGTGTATTATGAACCAACAAGAATGGCTTCATACTACGATTATGAGTCTATGGAATATACTCCTGAAATTTCAGCGGCACTTGATGTTTATGCTGAAGAATCTACTACTCCCGATAAAGACGGAGACATTTTAAAAGTTTATTCAGAATCAAAAAGAATCAAATCTGTATTAACAGACTTATTTGTAACAAGATTGGACATTAATACCAATTTACCGATGTGGACAAGAAACACTTGTAAATTTGGTGACAATTTTGTTTATCTAAAACTAGATCCCGAAAAAGGGGTGGTTGGGTGTCAACAATTACCAAATATACAAATTGAAAGATTAGAAAAAGGGATGAGGTTCCAACCCGATAAGTATTCCCAAGAAATGGAGAATGATGCCTTAAAGTTCGTATGGAAAGAAAAGAATATGGAATTTAATCTTTGGGAAGTTGGACACTTTAGAATTTTAGGTGATGATAGAAAATTACCTTATGGTACTTCTATGTTAGAAAAAGCAAGAAGAATATGGAAACAACTTTTATTATCTGAAGATGCTATGTTAATTTATCGTGTTTCAAGAGCACCTGAAAGAAGAGTATTTAAAGTGTTTGTTGGTAATATGGATGATAAAGATGTTGATCCATATGTGCAAAGAGTTGCAAATAAATTTAAAAGAGATCAGATTGCTGATCCAAAAACAGGAAACGTTGATTTAAGATATAACCAACTTGCTGTTGATCAAGATTTCTTTATTCCTGTTAGAGACCCAGCACAAACTAACCCAATAGAAACTTTACCTGGAGGTACTAACTTAGCAGAAATTGCAGATATTGAATATATCCAAAAGAAACTTGTAACGGCATTAAGAGTACCAAAGGCATATTTAGGTTTTGAGGAGGCTGTTGGTGATGGAAAAAACCTTTCGCTTTTAGATATTAGATTTGCAAGAACAATCAATAGGATTCAAAAATCTATGCTTTCCGAATTAAACAAAATTGCAATAATTCACTTATTTCTTTTAGGATTCGAGGACGAACTTACTAATTTCAGTTTAGGATTACATAACCCATCTAAACAGGCTGATTTACTTGGTGTTGAGGTTTGGAAAGAAAAAATTACATTATATAAAGATGCCGTTACACCGATTGCTGATACTGTTGCTCCTGTTTCTGCTTCTTGGGCTAAGAAACACATACTTGGTTTCTCAGATGAAGAAATAAGACTTGACTTACAACAACAAAGAATTGAAAGGGCGGTTTCTGCTGAACTTGGTAAAA